TACTTTACTACCGTATGTTCCTTTACCTTTTGGCATGATTATCTCTTAGTCAATAACTGGTCGCCATTGGTGTTGGCAGTTATAACCACCGCGAACAATAAATGGGTCTCCTGATGCTTTGCCCGCCCAACTACCTGACCATATTGATTCAATTTCTTCAAGGTCATAAACTTTGCCATCGTGCCGTCTGCAAAATGGTCGGCTAGTTTCAATCAAACCACCAATATACTTCCATTTAGTGGCTCCTGATTCTCGCCCTATAGTGACGTTTACAGAAGCATCGAACTGCATTAGTGAATCATGCATCATCTGAGAAGCGTTCTTTGCTAACCTACCACCGACTGCTTCCTTAACTGTCCTTACACTCTCAGCAAACGCTCTGCCAGTGAGGGTGTTTTGGTAGACTTCTTTAGCGACAATATCAAGATACTCTGCACCTATATCCTGAAATCCCTGAAACGATAGCTTTTGTAATTGGTTGATAATTCGGGGGTCTAACTTAGCAAACGCGCCATAGGTTGCAAGCATCTCAGCAGTACCACCCGCAACCGCAGTATACTCCCTGATAATACCATCAACAGTCTTTAAGTATTCTTCCTCAACTAACCTGCGTATCTCTGTCCTTGCTTGAATCGCCCACTCTAGGTCGAACAAATCACCATCTCTCAGGGGAGCAGAGGCTAACAGGTCAGCAATACGATCTTCTAAGGTCGCTAACGCCTCGGCTAACCGCTTTTGATGTAGTGCGGCTAACCTTGCTAGTTCTTCAACGTGGTCAACGTCAGCGGGCATTAGATTTCTGTCTCTTCTACCGCGTCATTGAACTGGCCTAGCACCTGAACATTTGCTTCAATTTCAGCGTGTGCTTTTGCTAAGTCTTCATCGTCTAAAATGAGGTCGCTGATCTTCTTATCTATCTGTTGGGATAAGGTGATAGATTTAATGCCGCTTGCTTTCATCTGTTGCAAGAACATAAGTTCTTTATCGTAATCACGGAGGTCAAACGCATCAGGATAGAAGATTTCTACATCAGGGGTAATGCCTTGCCAATCACAAAACAAAACCCACAACTGCTCTTCTGCTAACTCTAAGATGTCAGCCTTTTCGGATAATTTCGCATTGAGCATTTGAAACTCTGTAGCCATAGCCACACCGCTCATAGTCATAGCTTCGGTACCTCTTACTGCACCCATGTGGCTCATACGGTTAATGGCTTCTACCTTATCGTCAATCGAGTTGCGAACAGCGTCTAAGTTCTGACCACTGGGTTGCATTTGGTACGGCTTTAAACCTTGATCCATATCATCAGGCATATTAATGACTGCACCCGCTCCTGCGCTAGCGTCTGTGGCGTATGACTTAACGAGGGTGGGGTGGTTGGATATCCGTATAAGCTGTTCTATCTCGCTGAGTTCTTGATAGATAGCCTTTTGCATATAGGCCGCATCTGCTAAGTCACTGATACCAATACCGCGAACAACTGAACGGTTAGCAGGGATAAACACAGCAGGGATTCTGCCAAGCGGGTTGTCTTCTGTTTCAATGAGTTTGGAGCTGTCATTGATAGCATGCCAGTATTCAATAGTGTCAGGTGTCCATACTCGGTAATAGCTTTCTACCTCATTGTCGTCATTTCTTATAACCGCTTCCCTGACCTTTAAATAAGACAGTTGAAAACGGCCGCTTGGGGTTCTTTCATATTCCCAATCCAAGACATTCTCAGGGGTGAACATCGTCACATAAGGGCGAATCTCTTGCGCTAATTCTTCAGCTTTTGTACCTGCTGTGGATTTAGGTTTATCAACCATCACCCAGACGTGACCATAAACGCTTGACCATATCTGACACTCACGCATAAACGCATTGAAACTTCTGCCGTCCAGATCGGAGTCATTTAGGAAGGGGTCAAGAGCCACATTATTAACAAGGGAATTAAATGACCTAGTAGGAGGAACGCGCCATAAGAAACTGGAATAGATATGCACTATGTTTTTACAGTGGTTATCTAGGGGGGTGAGTTCAAGCCGACGGTCATATTCTTCCGTAGACTCCGATATGTATTTGGTTAAATATTGACCACCAATGTAGTCAGCTCCACCCATATAAGATCGAAGGTAAAACTCCCACCTTGCTTCATTGTCATCATATTCTGGGTGAGTAGTGTCTGCCGTTAATCTCATCAAGTCCACCTTGTAGGTTGGGGGGTGTCGTATTCTGTGCGAACAGGGAATAGGTATTCCACAAGATAGCCAAGCGCGTCATTCATATGATCGAAGCCATCTTTGTTTGGAATGCTAGTCCCTTCCTTGTATGTCTGTCGTTCCAGACTTTTAATTGTTTGTTTGCATTTGGGGCTGACAAACAAATTCCGCTCACCGTTGCTAGACAGTAAACGACTGTTCACTGCGTTGATTCTATCCCTGACCAATGCATGTGAGTTCTTCGCCTTAACGCTAAATCCTGCGTTTTGTAGGATCGACAAATCTGTACGACCACCCGCGCTTGTCTTGCGCTGTCTTGATGCAGGGTCTGGATAGATAATGGTCTGGCGATTAGGATAACGATTCTTTAGTTCCGCAACCATCTCATCAGTGTTAGACCCATACATGACAATCTCGTCTATCGCATACAGCTTCCCGCCTTTACGCATGCAGATAACGGCTGACATGGGATCAAGATTGAAATCCATCCCTACATGAAGTGGAGCATTATCTTCAACATAATCGCTGACAGATAACTCTCTACTAAATGCATAATATATCAATCCACTGTAGGTGACAAACTCTGCGCAGTATTCCTGGTTAAATGTCCTCTCGTCTAAGTCGTGCCTAGCCGCTTCAACTTCACCCTCAGGGACATTGCCACCTTCTAGGGTAGTATACTGGAAACTTGTCCAATCATCAGCACCATCCATGCCTTTAGCCCACAAGTCATAGAAATGGTTTCTTCCTTTTGGTGTCCCGATAAAGACGGCTGAACCGTTTCTATCAGATAATGACGGTCTAATTACTTCAAACCATGCCTCTGGTCGCATATCAGCGAACTCATCAAGTACCACAAAGTCCAACGCCCTACCGCGCAAGTTGTTGGGCTTTTCTGCCCCCTTTAAAGATATGACAGAACCGTTGATAAGTCTAAGCATTAAACTGCTTTCGTTAGTCTTGCTGATATATTCTCGGGGAATAGTATGAGTTAGCATCTCCCAAGCGATTTCTTTGGCTGATCCATACGTTGGAGCGACATACCAACAGTTTCTATTCTTGCCACTTATTGCCGCTTTAAGTAGTTCACCAGTGCAAAGAAAGGTTTTACCGAACCGTCTTCCCGCGACACATACGCGAAAACGAGAAGGGTTACAAAATATTTCACTCTGCGGGGGCGTTAGGCGCATTGCCGTCCACTATGATATTGATCTGAGGTATCTCTTGGACATCTGCTTGCTCTTCCTTCCATCCTGCTTGGGTTTTAAGATAGAAAATATTAGCCGCCACGTTACCCGCTTTTGCTAATTGTATAAGGTTTGACCCCATACTAGCGCACTGTCTTACCCTTCCTTTTTTATAAGCGTCAGAAACTTCTGGCTGTCGTTCCTCTATTGCTCTTAAAGTTGTTTCAGAAATGCCAAAGTAATCAGCTATCTGCCCTTTAGTAAGTACAGCCGCCAACGCTTCAAGTTGAGTTATTTCTTCTTTAGTAAACTCTATTATAGGTCTGCCGCCACCATCACCTTGATTACCTTTCTTCATTTTATAGCCTTTTCTCTTGGGTCTAAACCTAAAGCGCGTTTTCTTGCCCTTTCGGTTGTTTTTTCTTTAGACCTTAAAAGCTCACTTTCTTTGGGCAAGCAATGCTGTAAATTTGATAAGGTATAAAACACAACACTAGACCTTTCCCAGTTTTTTGCTTTTGGGACGATAGGGGTAACGCCATGAGGTATGTTCACTCCGTCAACTATAACTAATGCACCATGCGATTGCTGTAATGCCAACCTAAATTGCGGCATAACAAAATAACCCCCATCAGCGTTCTTTTTTGAAATTAAAACATTACTGTAGACACCCCCGAAATTTGCCGCATCTTTATGGTATCCGATAGCATAATTTTTATTGACGTTTACTGTGGTAAATGGTGTCCCTGTTTTTTTCCAATCACTATCAATATTAGAAACAAAATCGACAAATTGCTGTGCCACTTCTGGAAATGATTCTTTATATATAGTCCACAAGTAACGCCCTACTTTATTTAAACCGTTAAATACTTCGGGTTGCGCTTTAGTTTGCGCTGAAAAACGGCAGTAATCTTCCCTTACGGCCACCCTCGGCAATGCCCCATATACTGCTGACATTTGCTGTACGCCTCCAGTCCTTGCTGATTTAGCGCATTTAGCCCTATTGGTGCAAGCGGTCAGCAGTGCCAGTTGTTCTTTTGGTAGCCGCCT